ACTCACGGATTGGTGTGTTAAGAACTTCTGCCCAACAACTAAATATTGGTGTATCTGTACCTGGAACCATCACACCGTCCTCATTTTGAACTTCTTTATTGCTAAGGAATTCAATTCGCTCAGTCATGTGTGTTAGTCTCATCGGAATCTACCTCCTCACTACGTAATTGATGAATTACATTATTAATAGTGGTATTTTGCAATGGAAATCTCATAACCTCCGAGCCATTGCCACGATAGTAATAATCTTCTTCAACGAATTTCATAAGAGCAACAAAAAACCTAGGATCATGAATGTAATCGATAGGCTTCTTGTCGCTAGAAATTGCATGCGTGATTTCACTAGCAGCAGAATCAATTAATGAATTTAAAACATCATCATCAAAGTCCTGGTCAATCTTGCAATACAGTTTCAATGTTTTAAATTGTTGGTCAGATAGCAAATCAGCCATAACTAACCTCCAATCTTAGATAGCAGAGTTGCTTTATTGTCATTTGATAGATAACTAATGTTCTTGCTATCTAAATAAGCTTTGATTTCAGCTACTGTGGAGTTTTCATCAACCGCCCTAGTTGTCTCCACATTGTTATCTGGGCTATTTACTGGGGGTGGCTGTTGTGTCAGTTTGTGTTAAGAAATAACCGGCATTCTTATCGGCAACAGAAACACCGAAACGAATGATTTCAGCTAAATCTTGTGAGAAATAATCATTATCAACCCAACGGACTTGTAATTCTTTTCTATCAGGGAATAAGATGGCGCGTTTCAAATCACCGACCCATGCGTGTGATTCACCAGCTTCACCAAGCAAGTTGTCTTCAATTACATAAACGTTCAAGCCTAATAGTCGTTCTGGTGAACTTTCTGTAATAGCTGGTTTCAATAGGTATTGACCATTTTTGTCTTTCAAAGTATCAAGCCAGTTATAGAATGTTTGTGTAACGACCAAATCACGCTTGTAAGCTCTATCAAGGTCAACATTGATAATGTGTTTCAACTCATCAACGTTGTCACCAGTGATAGCTTTAGGCGTAAATGAGATAAGTGCTTTAGTGATAGCAGCATTAGTTGTGTTAACTTTCTTTTGTACAGCTTGTTTACCAACAAAACTAACTAGATCAATAGCAGAATCATCAATAGATTCTTGTGATAGTGCCATAGCACCAGAATATGTATCAACCTTCCAATCAACATCAGTAAATGTTGGTTTTGCTAGTTCTGGGTGCTTTTGCAATTCAGCCTTTGTGTGTAAAGTATCAGTTACTTTGTCTGCAACAGGATATTTACCACTTGCAGTCTTAGCAGGGAATGAATTAACTAGTGGTTTCAAGTCAGTAACAGTATTTGGCGTTTCTTGTGGAGTGTATGAAATGTCTTCAGGAATAGTTACACCGACATCAACGGAAACAAGTCCTGATAATGTGTCATCAGCTCTAAATGCTTTCTTGTCAGCCTTTAGATATAGGTTTTGGGCTTTACGCAATTCTTTTGCATGGTCAGTTGGCAATGAACGCTTGTTACCTTTTGGAGCAATAGGCTCTGTGGGAGTTGAGCGTGCAGCTTCATAACCTTTTAATGCTTTTTCATCAGCTTCAATTTCATCATTAAGCTTACGAAGTGATTCGGCAGTTTTATTAGCTGATTCAATTTGTTCGTCAGTTGACTTGTCATTTTCTAGGATAGAACGAGTTTCAGCTGAATCTTTACTTCTTTTTTCTTTGTTGGCTTCGATTTTTGCACGAAGTTCCTTGATTCTTTCATCTAGTAGCATTTGCTACCTCCTTAAATTTTTGTACAAAAATAGGCCACTGAACTTAATCAGTGACCCTTATTTCAATTCTTGAATATTAAATTTTCTTAGTGCTTCTTGCCGTTTAAGTTCTCTGACTTTCTTTAACGACTCGTTTTTTAACTTATTAACGGCATCTTTTGATCGTGATCCGACTGATACATTTGTATCGTTATAGGCTGGTGTTGTTACGACCGATACATCATATAATTTGTCAATTTCTAAAATAGTGCGTTTGTAATCAACATCGTTTTTATTAGACTTTGCCCACACGTCCGCTGTATCATCGGCCGGCATTGTGAAAGCAAATGAACATTGCGATAAAATACCAGTTCTGACTTCTTCCAATACATCATTAGCTAACGTTGTATTAGGTAAATCAATCTTAAATCGAAGTCCTGCGTCATCCTTAGTAAGTGTTAAATTAACACCTGAGCGACCTAATAGCTTTGATTCATCATGATTAAAAGTAGCAACCACATTACTCATATCAGTATTATCTAAGCAACGACTATCAAGTGTTTCAACAAAGTAGTTTCCATAAAGTGGTTGAGAGAGTGTGTTAAATTTCAACGCATATCCTTCAATTGTTCGTGATTCCGTATCATCTTCATTACTACGAATCTTGACTTCCGTTGTCATTGTTCTTAATTCCGTTTTGATCACCCCCCTTCTCTTGTGTTTTGTGGCTCTCTTGATATTGTTGTTTGAAATTCAATTCCACAGTATTCAAAGTTGATTGATACTGATTCATAACCTTATTAGACTTGTCGGCTTTCTTACCAAGTTCGGCTCTAATTTCATTAGGAGTTAAAATGTTGTGTTCTTCTAACGCCGTTAACTCAGTAGTAGGCTTAGCTGTTTCTTCACGAGTATCAAATTCAAATCTGTATTTATGCCTATCTTTATCATTCAATAGTTTCATCTGGAACTCTGAAATAATAGCTTCGGAATAGAACGGCAAATCAAATTTAATATAGGAAGAATTTAGCGATGGTATTGATTGGTTAGGGTTATTAATTCCTAACCGATATGCGGGTACACGCAAGGCTTTCGCAATTTGATTAGTGGACCAGTTATTACTATTAATTAAATTTAAAACACTGGTGTCAATTTCAAGTGGCTGGTATTGCATTGTTTTATCGACCACAATAGGACCATTGCCAGAATTAGACTGAGCGTATTCAAACTCTGCTCTGGCCTTACGTCTTGCCTCTTTACTAAGTTGAGCCCCAGAGAGTGTTAAAATACCGCCTTTCATACCGTTTTTAAAAAATTTACCAAGTGTATCGACACCAGATTTTTGCAATTTCATTTCATCACCAAGTGATAATAGTGGTGAACGTCCAACAATACCGTCATCGGTAAAGAACTTGAAATGAATCACATCATCAGGCAGTAAATCAAATTGTGAACGGCCGTCAATAGGACTAAATGTGTAATAATATTGCCTACCATTAACAGAATCATCACGATAATTGATAGTTACTTGTGATGGCGGAAAAAATTCCAATTCAACCGGCTTACCGGCAGTCTTACTATATGGCAATGGATCACGAACAATCCGTGTATAGGAATTACCAGTTAAAATAGCATTTACCATCATTGCAAATTTCCAATCACGAGCTGACATTTGATTGTTTATTTTCTTATTTAATAAATAAGTAATTTGATCATCGTCCATGATTGAATCGTCTGACTCTTTAATCTGTAACAACGAAAATCTTGATATATCACTAGCCAAAATTGAAATAGCGGTAAGTACATCAGAGTTTTTTAATGCTCCAATTCCAGAATATCCGTTACTCATTGGTAGAACCCCACTATCTAAATAGTCTCTTATCCAATCTTTCGGTTGGTCGTTGAGACTTCTAAAAAAGCTCATTCATTCACCTCCTCTCTATTCATTGGATAGATACGCCAAAACGATTAGTAAGATGCCAGTGGAAATAAAACCAACCGGCAAATTAATTAGGAAACATCCAATTGAAAGTACAAAAAAACCGCAAATCAGTATGATCTGTGGCAAATTTAAAGCTATCCATTTAAAAATAAGTTTCATACTGACCTCCTAAAATCCGAAATCATCACTCATGATATAATCATCAGTTAAATAATCGGCTATATTCTCCGTGAAACAGACTGCGTATGCGTCTAGCAAAGCATCTAGTGCATCAATTTTATTACTGTATTTATTCTTATTAATACGAACACCGTTATTATCAGTCATAGTAATCGCATTAGTAACAGCAGTCTTTAAAATAGTGCTATCAGAATGCAAAATATCGCCATTAATGACGCCGTCTCTAAATTCCTTAGTAGGAGCAGAGAGAGTGGCTGTACCTTGTCTAATGGAAACTAATTCCCACTCTGGATGTCGCTTTTCAATCAAAGCTACTAATTGTCCCGATTGATAAGGATCATACATAATTCCTTGAACATCTAAGTTATTACTTTCAATAAATGATTCTAACCATTCAAATACTCGTTCATTATCAATAACTCCTGACTCAAGTTTAGTAATTTCACACTGACCAATTGATTGAAGTTTACGATAGTCCATTCTGTCTTTTTTAATTTTGGCATCTAAACCATATTTAGTACCAACGAATGAATAAGAATCAGCAAACCATTTGCTATCAACCGGAACTAACCAACTAATAGAAAATAAATCGGAACTCTTACCAATATCCACACCTAACCAAGCTTGCTTGCCTGTAATATCTGGAGCTTCAATTTGTGTTTTATTCCAATCATCAATATCCAAATATGAATCTTCTTCCGCTTGTCTCCACATATTGAAGTTCTTAACTAGAACTGAATTCTTTTCGCCGGTTTGCTTAGCAACTTCCCAGCGATCGTGTAAATACTGATTAAGCTTTTTACGAAGTCCTTTGATTTCTAGCAGCGGATTACTTTTTATCCACATGTCAGGGTTCAGTTCTTCAGCTGTAAATCACCATCTCAATTCAGCCGGAAAGGAACTGATTTATTTCACACCCTCTTTCAATCTGACAAATGGAGTAGATGCCAGATTCACACGCACAGCTTGAGCACACACATCGTGCGCTCGAGATGTGGAGGGATGAGGCCGGGGATGAGTGTGACCTAACTGAAAACCCTCTCCTCTGTGAACTATTTACCTCACTGGAAAGCACACACTCAGAGCACAGACTATTAGCCCGGTGCAGTGACATTCAAAAGGAAATCAGAACTCGTATGTTACTGCTGCTTTCAACACTTGTTCTTGTACACCACTCAACTGTTTTATTCTGGTTCTGTTTGTACTCTTAATGAGGAGTTAGACACGAGGTGGTACTTACGTGTTAGTTGATCCAAAACCAAACCCTGAAAGAAATGCAAACAGAAAAATCATGGTTAGAAGTGAATGCTTAAGATGCATAGTACGTGTTCCCTCCCGCACACCGATAGAGAAACACTTCTTTCCTGCCTTAGGCCAGGGAAAGCGATGCCCAAACAATGGAAGTCAAATC